CACTAACGACTCTCCTAACGTCATCCAGGACGCTCTGAAAGGGGTTGCAGGTGATACTGGTACATATACTGCCGATGCTGCTGATTCTTCTATCACCTTTGCTGGTGGTACTGGAATCACTACTGCTGTATCTGGGTCCACAGTAACGATCACCAACACAGTTGCATTGCCTAATGCAGAAGAAGGTCAATCACTGATCTATGGCGCATCAAACTATGAAGCAGTAGCATCACCTGCTTTAAGTTATGACTTTACTGCTTCCGACAGTAATAACTACACACTGAATGGTCCTGGTATCAGTGGTGGTACTGATGCTACCATTTATGTGTATCGTGGATTCACATATAGATTCAACAACACAACTGGCGCTAGTCACCCACTAGAAATCAGAGTATCTAATGGTGGTTCCCAGATTAGTGGAACATCTGGATCTATCAATGGTATCCAGTATTGGACAGTTCCAATGAGTCTTGCTGCTGGTACAACATATGTGTATCAGTGCAACATTCACAGCAATATGGTTGGTAACATCGTAGTCGTCTAATGACAAGAACAGTTCCAGGAAGTGGTGCAGCAATTGAACCCGTCTTTAATAGCGTATACGGCGTTAAAGACGTTATCGTAACTAACGGTGGCAGTGGATATGATTCCGCTGATCCACCTAGGTTAGTTGTTGGGAATTGTGGTACTCCTATTAGAGACGCTGTTCTTAAAGCAAACATTGGCGAAAATGGAGAACTATTATCAGTTGATGTTATTGACCCAGGTGAAGGATATGATCCTTTACGTTTAGATATTGTCAGTACAGGTGCTGGTATTACTCAGGCAGATGCAAACATTTATTTGAATGCAGATGGTTCTGTAAATTTCTTACAAGTCAATCAACCTGGTGATGGATATTTTTCAGCAGAAGCATACCTCAGAGGTGGTGGTGGATCTGGTGCAGAACTAGTCCCAGTAACTGGTGGTGTGACTGGTTTATCAGTTGAAAATAATGGCAGAAACTATACAGCACAAGATATTACTGTTGTGATTTCTGGTGGTGGTGGTAGTGGTGCTAGTGGTGTTGCAGAAGTCAATCAGTTTGGTGTTGTTGAAAGTATTAATATCACATCACCAGGTGAGTTCTTCGAGACTCCACCTATTCTTCAATTGGTTGGTGGTGGTGGATCTGGTGCCACAGCAGAAGCAGATATTAGGTTAGGTGCAATTTCTGATATTGATCTATTGAATCCTGGTGGTGGTTATACAAGTCCACCACAGGTAATCTTTACTCGTAATACTAATTTAATTAAAAAGCAAAGAAATAGAACGTCTCTGGTATCAGACTTCTATAACATGACAGCATTGATTAGAGATGCAACTGCTGGTGATCAGGCAATATATGTAGAGACTACCAATGCGTTCCCTGGTTCTGGTAAGTTCCAGATCGGTAGAGAAATTATCAGATATACAGGTAAAACTGCTATTTCATTTACTGGTTGCGACAGAGGTATCAACTTCCGTTATGACCAGCGTGTGATTCTAGATAATCTAGCAACCGATCCAAACACAGGAATCTCTGGATATAACTTCACTGTTTCTGATAGACTTAGAAGAGTAGAAGAAGATAAGACAAATAAAGTTGCTATTGTATATGACTGGCGACCTAACAGCAGAGAACTGTTCTTAACTTTCGAGGTTGATGAACTTGCGTTCATCGATGGTGGTAGGTCTAATGAAAATACTGCTGTGATTCAGTTTATTGCTGGATCGGCAGCATCGTCAGGCACAGGAGTAGAACCACATGTTCTTATAGAAGATGATGAGGGTTCTATCGTAACATTTACAGATCCTATTAGCACTCTCGAAGGATATGTATTTGAAGATAATGATGAACTTGATGGTGCTGGTGACGGCATCATTGATTTGATAGATACTGACACTGATTTTGAAAATACTATCGGTTTGGATGGTGGTATTTCATCCTCACTATATGGTATTGAAGAAACTGTGGGTGGACAGAACACAACTCTGTTCCAGCAAGGAGATCAGATATATGATTCCAGCCTTGTACCTTTAACATCAACCATATCAGTTGCTGGTGCTCTTGGTGACGGTATTGAGCATGTCTCCAATACTGTTATCAAATTGAAAGATGTTAACAGTGCTCTATTCACCACTGGTGAAACTGTTACTAGTAGTGTTACAGGACTTACAGCAACTGTTGTATCCTACATTGGCACTGCTGATGCATTTGGTTATAGATACTTAACCGTTGAAAGTATTGTCAATAATGGCAATACCTACAAATTCACAACATCAGATACCATTGCTGGTGGCAGTAGTGGTGCTACTGGTGTATTTGTAAGTCAAGAATATAAAAATCTGGTCAGAATTGAACCAGAATAAGTCCCATAAATAAAAGGAAGGTAACTGCTTAAAGATGGCACTTCTAACCGATCAATTTAGAATTTTTACTGCGAAAAGATTTATCAAATCTTTGGAGGGTGCAGATCCTACGCAGTCCGACTTGGTAGCAGGTACGTCGAGAGATCGACTGTACGTGTTTATTGGGCGACCCCAGGAATGGGATAATGAAAATGCTGCTCCAACTCCTGTGGATTCTTCCCAAGAGTTTTCGGACACTTTCTCTGACATGATTTCACTGAAACGTGTCCTAGCAAGTGATACGATTCAGGTCATCCGCCGCATTGACTGGACTCCACCCGAACAAACCACTGGTGGTTTGGGTTATGTTTATGATATGTATCGTCATGATTATTCATCAACCAAGACGGCATCGTCTGGTGCTACGAAACTATACGACGCAGATTTCTACGTTGTTAACTCACAGTATCAGGTATATAAGTGCATCTACAACGGGACCAGTCCTTCTGATCCTAACGGTAAACCTTCTACTGTTGAACCTACTGGTACCTCCACTTCTATTATCACAACTAGTGATGGTTACCGTTGGAAGTATCTTTATACGATCCCTGTGGGTCAGGTTCTGAAATTCTTCTCCAATGATTACATGCCCGTTCTCAGCGATGTTGCTGTGACTGGTGATGCTGTTGGTGGTGAAATTGACAGTGTTGTTATTCAATCATCTGGTACTGGTTATAACAACGGTACCTATGAGAACGTTCCCATCAAAGGCGATGGCGTTGGTGGTCGAGTTTCTCTGGTGGTTGATGGTGGTAAGATCGTTTCTGCCACAGTAACCTCTGGTGGTTCTGGATACACTTTCGGTAAGGTTGTTATTGATGAAGTGAATGGTATTGGTGCTGGTACAGGTACTGGTGCTGCTATTGATGTTATCATCCCTCCCGACACTGGACATGGTTCTTCCCCTGGTAAAGAGTTAGGTGGTTATCGTGTGATGATCAACACCAAGTTCACTTATGATGAAGGTTCAGGTGACTTCCCAACTGATAACGACTACCGTCGTATTGGTTTGGTGATTAACCCATATCAGTATGGAACAATTGAACTCACATCTGCGATTACTCTATCTGCAACTAAGGCAGTAATCTTCTCTCCTACATTCAATGGTCAGTTTCAAACTGACGAGATCATTACACAGTCGAGAACTGTTGGTGGTCAGCAGGTGACTGCTAGGGGACGAGTCATTTCATGGAACAACACAACCAAAGTTCTGAAATATTACCAGAACAGAATTGATGGTGTGTTCCCTGAGATTACTGGAAACCTCACAGAGTTTGAAGGAGGTAACGCTGTTACAGGTTCAACCTCTGGTACCTCGGCAGACCCTGACATCAACTTCCCTGTTGTGTCTGGTATCTCTACTCGTGTTATCAATAACACTGAGTATGACTTGGGTATGTCATTTACTAATGGTTATGCAAAGTCTGAGATTGAACCCAACTCGGGTGAGATCATATATATTGATAACAGAGGCGCGATCTCTCGTGCTGGCGACCAAATCGAAGACATCAAAATCGTAATCGAGTTCTAAGAAATGCCCCAGAATACTAACCTAAACATTTCTCCTTATTTCGATGACTTCGATAAGGACAAAAACTTTTATAGAGTTCTCTTCCGACCAGGATTTCCTATCCAAGCAAGGGAACTTACTACGTTGCAATCGATTCTGCAAAATCAGATCGAAGCAATGGGGCAGCACCTATTCAAAGAAGGTGCAATGGTCATTCCTGGTCAGGTAGGTTATGACCTGAATGTCGAATGTATTCTCATCCAGCAAGCATTCTTGGGTGTAGATGTAGAGACATATAGAGCACAACTCCAAGGCAAGATCATTGAAGGTCTGACCACAGGAATCAAAGCAAAGGTTCTGTATTCAATTCCTGCGACACAAAGTGATCGTGGATATATTACATTCTATATTAAATATGTTGAATCAGGTGATACCACATCTGATGTAACAACTAAGAAATTCCAAAATAACGAACAGTTGGTTGCTGAACAGGAAATTACCTTCGGCAACACCCTGATCGAAACTGGATCACCCTTTGCTCAAATGCTCCCAGTAGACGCCTCACAGGTTGGTTCTACTGCATATATTAGTGAAGGTGTCTATTTTATTCGTGGACACTTTGTTGACATCCCTTCCGAATACATCATCCTTGACCAGTACACAAACAACCCATCATACAGAGTCGGTTTCGAGGTTAGCGAATCAATTATTACACCTGAGGATGACCCGTCTCTCACCGATAATGCTATTGGTGCGTCCAACTACTCTGCACCAGGTGCTCACCGATTCAGAATCAAGACTCAACTTGTCAAGAAACCCATCAACGATGAGACCGACAAGAACTTCATTGAACTCCTCCGAATTAGAAACTCCTCGGTGGAGAACTATGTTGACCGCACTGAGTATAACGAACTTGAAAAATCGCTTGCCCGTAGAACCTTTGAGACACATGGTGACTATGTTGTCGATACGTTCGATGTTCGTGCAAGAGAGCACTTAAACGATAACTTCAATAATGGTGTGTATACACCAGGTCAGGTTTCTGCTGATGGACAAGTATCATCTGAGAACTTTGCTGTTCTTGAAGTTGGTCCTGGTAAAGCATATGTAAAAGGTTATAGAACACAAATTCTGGCACCTACTTATGTTGATACTCCAAAACCACGTACTTTTGTAGGACGTAATAACCAGATTGTCCCTGTTGACCTTTCCCAGAGAGTGGAAGTATATGATATTTGGGGTTGGCCTCGTATCTCTGGTGAGAACGTAACTGAGTGCTATCAGACTATCGACCTTAGAGATAATTGGTCAGGTGCTGGCGCTTCTAATTCTGTTCAGGGAAACTTGATTGGTAAGGCAAGAGTCCTTCAACTAGAAAAGGATGGCAACAAGTATAATTTGTTCGTCTTTGACGTTCAAATGTTTACAGCATTGAACTTCGCATCATCACAATCCATCATTGATGGTGAGATGTTGGTTGGTCGTTCTTCTGGTGCCAGAGGTTATGTATATTCTGCTGCTGCTGACTATGCATTAGTACACCAAGTATCTGGTGTATTCCAGAATGGTGAAGTTATCGAGCGTGACGGTCGCGTTCTAGATGTATTGAATGCATCTTACTCTTATGATAGATCTGATGTTCGTCAGGTTGTTGGTTATGAATCCAGCACTAATGCTACTCCAATCTTCACGGCATCACTTGCTTTGACAGAATCCCTGTCATTGCTGGGTAAGACTATCACTGTTGATCAGGCATCTGGACAAGATATTCAAGGTTTTGATACTGAGTTCTCTGCTGACCTTCGTGCTGGTGATGTAATCTCACCAACGAATACAGATAAGAAAGGTTCTACTTCACTTCGTGTGAAGCGTATTGATCCAACTGCTATTGCATTTACAGATAACAATAGAAAGAATACTGGTCTTACACCAGTGTTTGATTTTGGAGATCAGGAAGCACTGATTGATACTGCATTAACCAAAGGTACTGTAACTGATGCAGAATATCCTGCAACTCAGTTTACCCGTTTGCGTCCTTACTTCTTTGAGAAGACAAATAGAGATGGTGAACTTGCTATCGATATGCCTAAAAGGGCAATCAAATCTGTATCTGATGAATCGTTTATTGTCATCAAAACATTTGCAAACAAACCACTTTCATCTGGTGATGTGACTTTCACTCTGCCAGAAAATGAACAGTTTACTACTCTTGATGGTGAGAACTTCAATCTGACAGTTACTCAGGGTGCTAATGATAATACTGGATATGGTTGGGTAGTTGGTACTAACCTTGATATCGAAGCAGAATCTGAGAAGAGCGTACCTACTATTGGAGTCTCGTTTGGTGCTAACAGACAGTCTCTCCAAGTTACTGGTCTGAATGATGGTGCTGGTGGTACTGTCAACAACATCTCGAATGTAACTCTAACTGCTGCTGTATCTGTCAACACAGTATCTAAGAAGATTAAGACTGCTGCGAAGATGAGGACCATGAAGGTCATTCGCACCAGAAATCAAAATGATGTGACAAACTATGGTTTGGCATATGGTAACCTGTATGGAACTCGTATTGAAGATGAGGAGATCTCATTTGCATTGAATGATGTATATGCACTGCAAGCAGTATTTGAATCGGAAGATGATGAGGATGCAAAAGTTCCTTACGTCACCCTGACTGAAAACGTCTTCTATGATAATGGTTCTGTTGTTGTTGGTAGAACATCCAATGCCAGAGCAAGAGTTGTATCGTTTAACTCTAACAACAATAGACTATATGTTGTTCCTGTAAGTACAGAATTCTTCCAGACTGGTGAAACTATTGATGGTTTCGATGACGACTTGAATGCACTAGTTGGTGTTATCGATGACGGTGAGGGTGCTCTGGAAAGAGGATCTAAGAACGTTAGTTCCAACTTCTACTTAGATACAAATACAACGTCATACTATTATAGTGTGTCGAAGATGATCAGAAAGGCAGGCACATCTGAACCCAAGCGTAAGTTGGCAGTTGTATTTGACTACTTCATCCATGAAGCATCTGGTGATTACTTCACCAACCAGTCCTACACTGGTATTACATTCTCGGAAATTCCTAGAATTCGTGGTGAGCGTAACTCACAGTATCTGACTGATACTCTCGACTTCCGCCCTGCTGTTGGCGAACTTGCCTCAGGTTCGGGTACTGTCGAACAACCTTATTATGTAAACTGTAAGTCTCTCGACTTCCCATCTCGTGTCTTTACTTCGGCAGGTGGTGCTGGTGGTTCCACTATCTTTAATATTCCTAAGGTAGAGGATCAGATTCGTTTGGATTATGAATACTATCTACCACGCCAAGACAAACTATACATGGCGCATGATGGTGATCTGAAACTTTCTAAGGGTGTTCCTGCTGAGGATCCACCAGAAGCAGATAGTCTCGATAATGCAATGTTGCTGGCGAAGATTCAGTATGAACCATATGTGTACGATGTAGAAGAGGACATTCTAATTACACTGCATCAGCAGCGTCGTTATACGATGGAAGACATCGGTAACATGGATCGCCGTTTGCAGTCTCTGGAATACTATACGTCTTTGTCTCTACTTGAATCAGATGCCAGAAACCTCAAAGCGTTTGACTCTGATGGTTTTGACAGATTGAAGAACGGATTCCTGGTGGATGACTTCACAGATCACTCAACTTCTGATGTAGATAATCAAGATTATAAGTGTTCTCTTGACTTTACAGAAGGGGTTCTGCGTCCATCACACTATACAACAAACGTCTCATTAGAATACAAACCTACCTTATCTTCAAATCTGATCTGGTGGAAAACAAATCCTGCTCTTGGTGGTAAAAAGGGTGCCAATATTCTGACACTTCCTTATGAGGAGGTTGCAATTATTGTCCAACCATATGCATCTCGATTAGAGAATGTGAACCCATTCAACGTGTTCACCTTTATTGGTCGTATTGATCTTCTACCTGCTTCTGATGATTGGACCGACACACGTCGTGTTCCTGCTCGTGTAACGACTATTGAAGGTAATTTCCGTGCCACTCGTGAAAGACTTGGTACAAACAATAGAGGTTTTGCTCCTGTTCAGTGGCGCTCTTGGAGAACCAATTGGACGGGTACCCGTCGCAGTCAGGGTAGAACATGGAGAGAGACTTCATTCAGTCGTGGTGTGCCTAGACGTGTTCTTGCTGGTACAACAACCACCACTACCCGTCGTCAGGTTAGATCTGGTACAAGAATTAGAGTTGTTCCTAGAATTGACCGTCGCTCTTTGGGTGATAGTGTCATTGATAGTTCATTCATCCCATGGATCCGTTCTAGAAACGTTGGTTTCGATGTAGAGCGCGTGAAGCCAAAGACCAGAATGTATGCATTCTTTGATAGCGATAATATCCAAAACTATATTGTTCCTAAATTAATTGAGATCGTTAAGAACTCTTCTGAGGACAGCAAAACAAATGAAACACCTTTTGTTATTGGTGAAACTGTTTATGGTATAAGATCTGGTTGTAGGTTTAGAGTTGCAGCACCTAATGATGGTATGACAACAGATCCATATTCTGCAACTAATGACATTTTACCTGACTCCTATGCATCTCAGACAACAGTTATCAATATCGATACTGATGTTCTTGCTGCTACTGTCAATCCTAATTTCTATGGCAACTTCTCCGTTGGTGAAGTTTTAGTTGGAAACACATCGGGTGCTCGTGCTGTCGTTAAGGATCGTCGTCTTATTTCTGACTTAGTTGGTAGTATTAAAGGTGCCTTCTTCATTCCAAACCCTGCAAACAACTCTAACCCACGTTGGGCGACAGGTTCGAGAGTGTTCCGTTTATCCTCCTCAGAGCAGGATAGCAGACTCCCTGGTGCCGTTGATTCTGCTGCTGAGGCAGAATATACCGCCAGAGGCACATTAAATACATTGCAGGAAAATATTCTTGCTGTTCGTAATGCTACGATTGTTAGAGATACTGTTTCTCAAAGAAGAACAGTTCGTACAGTTCGTACCAACACTCGTCAGGTAGGTTGGTGGGATCCCCTGGCACAATCATTCTTGCTGGAAGAGCAAGGTGGTACATTTGTGACAGGTGTTGATATCTTCTTCGGTACAAAAGATACCAAGATTCCTATCTCTATGCAGATCCGTCCTATGGAAAATGGATATCCTACTAAGGACATCCTTCCTTTCTCTGACGTTACTTTGAACCCAACTGAGGTTGAGGTATCTGACAACGCATCTATTTCTACTAGATTTAATTTCCCTGCACCTGTATACATTCCTGAATCAGAAGAACATTGCTTTGTTCTATTCTCTGACTCTAACGAATATAAGGTATGGATCTCTCGTATGGGTGATATTGATATCACTGGCACAAGAACCATCTCCGAACAACCATATGCTGGTGTTCTATTCAAATCGCAGAACGCATCTACCTGGACTGCTGACCAATATGAGGATTTGAAGTTCAACCTTTATAGAGCAACATTCAATGATAGTGTTATTGGCACTGCAACCTTCACCAACTCAGAACTGGGATCAGGTAATGATGGTATCAGTTCACTGACTGTCAACCCACTAATCACTGTTGAACCTAAGCAGGAACTACAACTTCCTACTGGTGGTAGTTACAACTTTACGATTGGTGCTCGTCTGATTCAGACACCATCTAATGCTGAGGCAACTATTGAAGAATTTGACAGCACTTCCAACCCACAAAGACTTACCGTCACTGGTATCGTTGGAACATTTGAACAAGGTTTCCTTGATGGTAATGGAGATCCATTCCAAGCATTGAAGTCTTCACAGTCTGTTGTCACATTCACCTTGTCTTCGACACCTACAAATGGTACCCCAGAATCGGGCGACACATTGGTTGGTGCTAACAGTGGTGCTACCGCTACTATTACATCATTTGATGCTACTGGTAATGGAACTATCGTTGCTAACTTTGTTGACAAAGCATTCGATGCAAACGGTGAACAGTTGAATATTGCTGGTGGTAGTATCCAGGCACAGTATGCTGCATCTAACGCTGTATACTCTGGTGACTCTTACATTGGTTATCCTGCTATCACACCTACGGTGCGTACTGAGGATAAGAAAGTCGTTGTGATTCATCCAAACCATGGTATGCACAACAGATCCAACAATGTTAAGATTACTGGCGTCTCCTCTGAGATTCCAGGAACAGAACTAACACAAACATTATCTAGTGTTGCTACTAGTATCGGTGTTAGTAATGCTGGTTCTTTCCACAAAATTGTTAATGGTAGACCCATCAGCACAACCAATCCTGGTTATGTAAGAATCTTCGGTAGTGCTGATGACTTTGATGTCACTATCCAACCTATCGGCGCTATCCCTGGTACTGACGGTGGTACAGAAGCATGGAATAACATTAGTGAATTTGTTCCTAATGAAATTATTGCATACTCTGCTATTAGTGATGATGGTCAAACTATTACAGTTGCTCCATCAGGTAGAGGGTCAGGTGGTACTGCTGCACTCGAATGGGCAACAGGAACCACAGTTGATTGCTACAACCTAGATGGAATTCCACTGACAGAAGTCAACAAAACTCATACTGCAATTCAAGATCCCACTCTTGATTCCTATTCAATTGTAACTACATCAGTTGCTAGTATTGGAATTAGAACTGGTGGTTATGGTGTTCAGGCAACTAAGAACGTACCTTACGAACTTATCACGCCTACCATTCAAATTATGAACTTCAAGGAAACAAGTATTTCACCTTCCTTGAATACCACATCGGGAACATCAATTGGTAATGGTTCAACCATTGCTGATCAGGCATCGTTTATCAATAACGGTGTATATGATGAAATCCAGTTGAACGAAGAGAACTATTATGAGACTCCTAGAATCATTGCTTCTCAGTTGAATGAGGACAACAAACTTGAAGGTAGTAAGTCGTTAACAATGAAAGTTAACATGACTTCTTCTACTGATAACCTAAGTCCTGTTATTGATCTTGATCGTGTATCGGTCATTACTACATCTAATAGAATCAACAGTTGGGAAGGTGGACCGCAAGTTCTTGGTCTGCAATCAGAGATCAACCCACAAGGAGATGTATCTACACTTCCTTATGGTGATCAGAATGATGCAGTATACTTAACAAGAGTTGCACGTCTCGCTAATGTTTCAAGATCCATTAGACTTATGATCTCCATGCAAAGGTATGGTGATTCTAATATTGATGTTTACTATCGCATCCAGAAACCTGGATCCGAGAAGCAAATGAATGATATTGGTTTCAGTAAGATCCCTGTACCAGAAGTTGGTGCAACTAATGTGTCTGAGGCAGAGTGGGAAGACTTTGAATATACAGTGGAAGGTGAGGAATTCCAAGCATTCCAAATGAAGATTGTGATGAAGTCTAAGAACCAAGCGAAAGTGCCTCTAATCAAAGACCTTAGAGCAATTGCATTTGCATCATGAAGCAAGACATACCAAAGTATATCCCCGTTGATGGGGAGGACAACAAAGGACTTTTTAGAGATAAAGATTCCAATGCTATCCTCCTCAGAGACAGTGATATCTATGATAAATATATGCAGTCGTATAAAGAGCGACAGCGCAAAAAGACTGAATTTACCTCTTTACAAACAGAGGTTAATGAACTAAAATCTGATGTGTCTGACATTAAAAGTCTACTTTTACAATTAATTAATAAGGAGAAGAACTGATGCCTGCTGATGTGACCGAAGTCCAAGATGCTGACCAACTACTAGCATCGTTTAAAGAGCGTTATGCTCGTCTTGCACAAGAAACAAAAGAAATGCAAGATAAGATTCGTCAAAACGAACAGACTGGTTTGAAATTGATGGGTGCTATTGAAACCCTAGAATATCTCAATCCTCCTGAGGATGAAGAAGAAGAATCAGTTACAGAAACAACCGAAGAATGAAGAAAGAGGACCTTCGGGTCCTCTTTTGTTTTGGGTATAAATAAACAAGAGACACCTGACCCTGCTAGCGTTCATAAGCAATGGCAAATAGAATCCAATTAAGACGTGACGGCGCTCAGCAGTGGGCAAACGTCAATCCAATCCTTGCCCAAGGCGAACTTGGCATCGAACTTGATACTTCTCGATTAAAAATCGGAGATGGTGTCACGCAATGGAACTCACTCAAATATGAGAGACCACTAGAAGCAGATTCTAATATTGCAAACACTCTTGTAAAGAGAGATGCTGATGGTAACTTTGAAGCAGGTGCTATTACTGGTACGCTGATCGGTAATGCTGCTACCTCTACCAGACTTGCTAACGCTAGAAACTTCACCTTAACAGGTGACATGTCTGGTTCTGCATCGTTTGATGGTTCTGCCAACATCAACATTACAGCAGAACTGAACTACCAACCTGGTTTACCGCACTACGATCCTAATGATCTAGATGCTCAGGCATCATACACTAGACTGACAATTGACTCTCGTGGTCGTGTTGTTACGGGTGACAACCCAAACACTCTGGTAGGAATGGGTATTGTTGACGCTCAGGGTTTGGATGCAAACCTGACTGCTATTACTTCTATCAGCACCATCGGTATGCTGACAAGAACTGGTAGCGGCACATATGCTACTCGTTCAGTAACTGGTGCTCCTGGTCGTATCCTGACTTCAAATGCTAATGGTCAGTCAGGTAACCCACTAGTTGATCTTGCCGATACTCCTGTTGTTGTTGGTTCCTATAACCCAACTGGATCTATTTCCCTAGATCAACCTGAAACTTCTGTTGCAGAGTCTGGTACGATTCACCAGACTGTTAACACAACCGACTTCACAGTTGACAGATATGGTCGTCTCACTTACGCAGTAACAGCACCTATCTCTACTGCAAGAGAAGGAACACTGTCTCCACTATATGATAACGCTACTGCATATTCTCGTTATGATAAAGTCAAAAATGCTGCTGACCGCCTATATGAGGCGATCCTTGATATTAGTGCTGGTGGTGGTGAACCTTCACACACAGACACCTCCGATACCAACTCTTGGAGATATCTCGGATCTGCTCTGACACCTCAAAAAGGTCTTGCATCTTTTGATCAAGAAGACTTTGATGTTACTGAATGGGATGAGGCAGGTGGTATTCAGGGTGGTTATGTAACCATCGCTCAACGTGGTGTTGACAACCTTCAACTACAAAACAATCGTATTGGTTTCGCTGACGGTAATACCGTAGAAAATTTTGAACTGGATCAAGAACTTACTGCAACCACTGGATACCGAGGATTCAATTATCTTAACTATCTTAAAGTTAATGATACGAGCGGTAATCTACTCGTTGGCGCTAATAATACGGGGGACAGCGGAGCTGGCGAACTTGATGTTA